GAAATAATATTATTACAAGGTCTGGTATTGATAAAATTATGGCGGCTAATAATATAAAAATTAGTTATAATTTAGAATTTAATTCTATGGACTGTAAGTGTATTATAATAAAAGCAAAGGCAACAATGGGTGATAAGTCTATTGAAACTTATGGAGAAGCATCACCATCTAATAATCAAAACAGCTATCCTGTTGCAATGGCTGAGAAAAGAGCAATGAGTAGAGCTTGTTTAAAATTAGCTGGTTTTTATGAGCATCAAGTATTTGGCGAAGATGAAGCCGAAGCATTTAAAAGAAGTAATAATCAATAAATAAATAGATATGTATAAAATAAGAGGTAAAATAATTAATGTTGAAAATTTAAACATTAACACACAGAAAGGTGATTTTTTAAAAAAATTAATTACTATTCAAGAAACTGAAACAGGCTTTGACCACACACAACAGTTTGAGATATTTGGTGAAGAAAATATAAATAAAATTGAACTTTCTAAAAAATTAACAGAAGGACAGTTTGTTAATATAGATTTTTATATTAAGAGTAGAGAATACAATAGTAAATATTACAATACTTTAATGATTAAAGATTGTAAAGTTGAGGATACTGCAACATTAGAAGATGTAGCAAGTAAAATGCCTTTTGAATAAAATTATTAATTTTGATAATGCCTGTGCTAAATTTTGTTTTTTTTATTTTTACTTTAAGTTTTGTTTAGCATAGGTATTATCTTTTAAATTTACATATATGAAAAAAACATATTTTAACCACGATTCAGCAGCTAGAAATGATTTTAGAATTGTAAAATTAAGGTCAAAGCTAGGTTATGAAGGATATGGAATATTCTGGGGTTTACTAGAAATGTTATTCACCGAAGAAAATAAAATATGTATTAGTCAATATGATATATTAGCTTATGGTTTGCAATGTAATCCATCTATTTTAAAACAAGTCGTAGAAGATTTTGATTTATTTGTTATAGAAGATAATTGTTTTTATTCTAGAAGATTACAAAGCCAAATTGAAGATATTAATAGCAAATCAAATAAAGCTAAAGAGAATGCTAAAAAACGGTGGTCTATGCAATCGCAATGCGACCGCAATGCTAGTATAGTAAATAAGAGTATAAGTAAAGTAAAGAAAAGTAAAGAAGATAATTTAGAGAAACGAGCAAGTCGTTTTAATAAAGAATTATTTAATTTAAGAGATGAACAAGGATATGAAGCTGAAGCAATAACTAATTTTGGTTTGTATTGGACTGAGTTAAATAAATCTAAATCTAAAATGAGATTTGAAATGGAGCGAACTTGGGATTTAAAAAGAAGACTAGATAGGTGGGTTAATTCATCTTTTAATAAAACATCTAAATTTCCTGATTGGTTTGATTCTGAAACTTATAAAAAACTAGATGCTACAAAGAAAAAAGAATACGAACAACACTTAAAAAAACTTGGATGGATTAGTTCATATTCACCAAGTGCAGGAATGGTGTGGAATAAACCTAAATAATGCTAGAAATAATAAAACACATATTTGGATTTTGCGGTGAACCTCATATTAATATATTTACTATAATAATGACAACACCAATAATATCATATTTAATTTATAAATTTTATAGATGAAAGAATATCAATTACAAAAAGCGGTTTGTAAATATTTAGATTTAAACAATCTATTATATTGTGGTTCTATGGGGGGTCAATACCAAGTTCATATGAGTCAACGAATAAAAGCAAAAAAGAGTGGATATAAAAAAGGATTCCCAGATTTGTTTATATATGAACCGATAGGAATATACCACGGACTAGCTATTGAATTAAAAGTTGGTTATAATAAAGCAACTAAAGAACAATTATATTGGAAAAAGGAATTAAGAAAAAGAGGATATATTGCAGAAATATGTAATGGTTTAGATGAAGCTGTTGTGGTTATTAATCGTTATTTAAAAGGACAAATACAATGAAAGTTAAGCCAACATTTTTTAATACAAGAAAAGAAAGATTGCATTGGGATTACATAGATACTAACAGCTTACTGTTTACAATTTTGTTCAGTAGTGGTGCAGAGTTATCTTTTATTTTACGAGATTTAAAAAAAGATAATAGTATAATAAATTATATTTATAAAAAACTACATAGTAGATTTGACAATATAATTGAAATAGAAACCAGTAGAATATCTAATGTAGAATACAATTTAATGAAAAGAGCGAAAATACCCTGTATCACTAAGATATGTTAAACAAATATTTAATAGAAAACTATCATAAATTAAAAGATGTTGCTCATAATATAGCAGGTTCAAGGGGTAAAGACGATTTATTTAGTTTTGTTATTGAAGAATTATACAAATGTGACCAAGATAGAATCAATGAAATAATAGAGAAAAATCAAATGACTTTTTATGTTGTTAGAGTTATGCTAAATCAATACCATTCTAAAACAAGTCGATACTATTACAAATACAAAAAATATTACGAATACCACACAACGACTACAATTGAAAGTATCACAGCTGACTATACAGAATATGAAATTAAAGACAAAGAATTAATAGAAGAACGGCTAGAATGGATTGAAGAAAAATTAAAAGATTGTTATTGGTTTGATGCACAAGTGTTTAAAATATATTATATTGAAGAACATTCATTAAACAGCTTTGCTAAAGCAACAGGCATAAATCGTAACACTTTATTTAAAGCAATTAATAATGTTAAAAAATACTTAAAAAATGAAAAAAACTAGAGTAATAAGAGCTTTGAAGAATTGTAAAAGCACAGATTTTAAACCTGATAGTGTTCTATCTTTTAAAGATGAAAAAGGTAAAGAATACTTTTTAGCTGAACAACCTCATTATATGAATATAATTACAAATTCAATTAATGTGATGTTACAAAGAACTTTTAACATATTAAATGATGTTAAATTAAAAGATAAAATTTTAAAAGGTTTAAACGATGAGCAAAAGTAAAGGTTTAGGCGACAGCATAGAAAAGGTATTCAAAGCAACAGGAATTGATAAGGTGGCTAAAAAAGTTCTTGGTGATGATTGTGGATGTGAAGAAAGAAAACAAAAGCTTAATGCTATATTCCCATATAGTAATGTTAGACAGTTCACAGAAGATGAATTAAGCATCTATGAATCCGTATTGCCTAGAATACAAAAAGGAACAATAAAAGCTGAAGACCAGGCAATTCTTGTTAAGTTGTATAATAAAGTATTTAATGCTAATAAAAAACCTACAAGCTGCGGTTCTTGTGTTCAACAAACAATAGCACAATTAGCTAAAGTATATGTTAATAGTTGTAAAATAGAAAATAATGAATAAAGAACAAATGTTTAGATTCTGTTGTAGATGTGTCAGAATGAGTTTAATAGACCCTGATAATGGATGTCACTTTTGTGGTGGTAAGTTTATAGTATCTTCATTAAAAGACGATTTAAAAATTAATAAAAGAAAAGAAGTTGCAGAAACATACTAAGGTATATATGCAATTCTTTAATTATGAAGAACAGGATTTCATACCTTGTGAAATGTGTAATTCTCAAGCTGTGGATATTCATCATATTGAAAAGAGAACAAGAAACAAGGTTACTAATGACTACATAGAAAACTTAGCTGGTTTGTGTCGTTCGTGTCACATAAAAGCTGAAAGTGATAGATGTTTTAATATGTATGTTAGAATCAAGCATTTAGAAAATGTATGTGTTCAAGTATTTAGCTTAATAGAACTAGAAAGAAGATTAAAAGAATATGAAAATAAAAAAGATTAACATAAACAAATTACAACCCGCTACTTATAATCCTAGACAAATAAGCACAAAGCAATATAAGGATTTAAAAGAATCAATAGAGAAATTTGATTTAGTAGACCCTATTATTATCAATAAGGATATGACTGTTATTGGCGGGCATCAAAGATTAAAAGTGTGTAAGGAATTAAAATATGATAAAGTAGATTGTGTAGTATTAGACCTATCCAAGGAAGAAGAAAGAGAATTAAATATAAGATTAAATAAAAGTGGTGGTGAATTTGATATAGATATTCTGGCTAATGAATTTGAAATAGAAGAACTAAAAGATTGGGGGTTTAAAGAAATAGAATTAGGACTTAACATTGATAAAATAGACAATGATGAAGAACCTAAAGATGATAATTATATTATAACCATTACAGAACAAGATATTAATACAGCTAAAGCATTATATAAAGAATTAGAGGGTAGGGGTTTAAAAGTAAAAGCAAAACTCTAAAACGGTTTAAAAACGGAATCAATGAATAAATTTCCAAACAAAGCAACACAGTTCAGTTCTACTAATCAACCTGCAAAGAATGGTCGACCAAAAGGTAGGCGAAATGTAGCAACAGTATTAAAAGAATTACTATCAACACAAGATACTAATATGGGTGGTGAGGGTGACTTTGGTTCACCAATAGCTAAGATGTTAATACAAATAGCATTCCATAAGGACTCAAACAACAATGAAAAGTTAAAAGCAATAAAAGAAATATTAGACAGGATAGAGGGAATGCCTGACCAAAATATTAATGTAAGTGCAACACCACCATCTTGGATTAACGATGAAGATGAAACAAGCTAAGCCATATTATGATGTAAAGCAATCAACTAAAAGGATATGTGTTTTGCAAGGGGGAACTAGAAGCGGGAAAACATATTCGATTCTACTAGCATTGATTGAATTTGCTTATAAAAATAGGGGTAAAAATCTATATATTACAATAGCAAGAAAAACATTTCCAGCATTAAGAGGAACTGCAATGCGAGATTTCTTTGAGATTCTTAAAAAAGAAAATATATATGATGAAAGATTACACAACAAATCTAGTGCATTATATCACTTATACGGTAATGTTATAGAGTTTATTAGTGTAGACCAGCCTCAAAGAGTTAGAGGTCGTAAAAGAGATGTTTTATTTCTCAATGAATGTAATGAGTTTGGATTTGAAGAATATACACAATTAGCATTAAGAACAACATACAAGATTATTA